GTACCGTCTTTATAAGAAGCTAACCATTCAAAAGCCAGTTCTTTACGAGCTTCTTGTTCTGTTTTGTTTAATTTAGTTACTTTCATATTTTCTAACCCTTGGCCACTATATTTCAAGTGGCCATAAACTTTAATCTTTTATTTTTTAGCTAGAGCAATATCCGAAAATTGACTTATAGGAAAGTCAACTGGGGGACAGTCTTTAACTAGAACCCTAATTATGTCAGTCTCTGTTTTATAAAAAAGAGTTGTGTCGTATTCAGCAAACTCGGCTTTAGTGTCAGCCGCCAGTTTTTTATCACCTGTTCGAATTGCTTTAGCGATACTCTTCATTAAACTAGAAAACGTTTCGTCATTAGGATTGACTAATATTTTTTTAGACATATTTTTTATTTCTTTTACTAATAACTAATCTTAGTTCTCATCGTAAGTCAATGTGAACGTAAAGGTTTCTGTGTCCCCAGCTTCAGCAGCAGTTGTTGTCTGCATCTGCATAACGACGTAATCAGAAAATCCTGCAGCGGTTATTGAACCGGCAAGACTAGCCTCAAACGATACATTGGCTGTGCCTGGATGGGCAGTTGGAACGACAGCAGAACATACTGTACTCTCCGCTGTTGTAGGTGTTGCATAGGCGGTTGTTATACCGTCCCAATCAATACTCTCTCCTGTCCCATAAGCACCTGCTGATTTCCAGAACTGACCATTTTGAACTTTATTAAATGTTCCTGTGAAATGACCTTTCAACCAAACTTCATACGAGTTTTCGCCCGCAGTGATTGGATAAGAAGTGTAATCAGTCTCATCGGACAAATCATCACTAGTCTTAAAATTGAAAAGGTTTCCAGATACACCTAAATCTGATGTTGTAGTAGAACCGGAAGCTCCGTATTCTCCCCACCATTGGAATGTTGCAGCCATATTTTTTCTCCTTGTTAATAATAATTATGTAATTCTACCACTTGTTCTTAAAACTTACGACTCTGTAGTAGAAGTTTATCCATTCACCAATATGTTTGTCAATAGTGTTCTGTTGATACCATTGGTGGTTATTCTCTCCGAGCCGTTTCCTTAATACCTCATCCTTGATTAACAGTTCTAAAGAATCAAACCATTCTTTTCCGCTTGACGCTAAGAAACCTGTATAACCGTTCTTCACACTCTCCTTATATGGAGTAATATTTGATGCTACCACTGGAATACCTAAGGCTGCATACTCTTTAACCTTTAGGTCAGATTTTCCTTGGTTAAAGCCTGTGTCAATTATTGGGGCAATTGCTATATCAAAAGCACTTCCCCTTAGTTTACTTGGATAGTACAGTAAATCAATGCCTGGTATCTTCTCTAATTGTCCTCCTTGTTTACAGTGTGGACAGAGAGTTGTAGTTGGGGAGATACCTTGAAAGAGATTCTTACCTCTTGTTGTTTCTCCAAAATATCCCATCATACAGAAATGAACTTGCGGATACTTTTGGCAGAGTTTAGTAATGACCTCTTCGATTAATTGCAAATCATGGTAATGACTTGCTGCGCCTGCCCATCCTATCCTGATTATACCATCATTCTTTTTCTTATAATAATTATCCCAATGAGTTGCTGTCCAAGCAGGAGTATCCCAAAGAGTCTTGTCTAAGTAGTTAGGCAGACACTCAATAACGGGATTCCATAAAGCATATTCTTTCTTTAATTTAGGGGTAGAAACCTGCATAGCATTACTTTTTTTCATTAAAGTTAAGGCTCTACCTAAATTTGGCCCCATTGGACTCCAAAAATCAGAAGCAGGATTATGTGGAGATATTCCTTGAAGATAATCATCTATCTCATAAACAACCTTTTTACCTATAGAATGGGCTTGTTCTATTGTTTCAAAGGCTTGTTGGTTAGATTGTCTTTGAGCAATAATAATATTAGCCCATTCAACCATTTTCCAATTCCAACCAAAATTTACTACTACATCGGCGAGGTCTTGTCTTTTGATTTCATTCGCAGGAACCATCATTCGGTAAAAACCACAACCATGATTGTCCATGGGGAGAAAAAGAATTCTTAACCGTTCTGGTCTATGTATTTGTTTTGCCATGTTTTTTGTTTTTTATAACTTGTTCTAAAACTTTAATTGATTTTTGCCAAGTAAGGGCTTTTACTGTCTCTAAACCCCCACTAATTATTTTATTTTTAGTTTCCTTATCGGTTAGTAAAGTCTTAATCTTATTTTCTAGTTCTTCACCTTTATTATACGTTAAACAATTTACTTCGTTTTTACAAAACATCTTCGATCCTGATGTTTCTTTAGTTAAAACAGCACAACCGCAAGCCATAGCTTGTAATTGGAGTTCGGCTGTTCCATCTTCGGTATATCCTTTAATTAAAAAATCACAAGAAGATAGCAATCTTCTGATTTGTTCGATATTTAGATTTTGCCAATGCTTATCTGACCTAATTGTTCCTTTGGTATCGCTTAAAGTCCATAATTGATAGCCCCTTAATAAAGAAAGGGTTTTATTAATCTCTTTAACTCCTTTCCAAGGCATTAAATTGCCTTCTACTAAAATACGAGGGGTTTCACTTTTGATAAAGGTGAGTTCGGGATAGTAAAGGTCAGTATTTATTCCGATAGGAAGCGTGGTTGCATTTCTCTTATAGTGGATTTTTAAATGTTTAGTTAAAGTGTTGTTTGTTGTCAGATATTTTAATGGCAGAGTATAAGATTTTTCAATATAATTTTGTTGGATATTATATTCTATTTCTAATCTATCCTTATCTACATTAGGATATTTAATTTTAAAGACTTCTTTTGGATAAAACGCCTTTTGATCATCAAGAATTAAACAGAATTTTTTAGCCTTTGTTTCAATATCATTAAGGTAATAGGCACAAACAGGAGAATACGAAATAATTGCATGTGCTTTAGAAAACAAAAGAGAGGCTTCAGCGATTGGGATTGGGTTGAGTAATAATGGAAAAAAATTAACAGGAACTAATTCATCTAAACAAGTTATTTTAATATCATGCCCTTTTTGGCTAAGTTGATTGGCTAATTCAAAAACAAAAGAGTTACCACTTGCCTTTAAAGAGGGCAATAAAAACATTATCTTCATACTTTTACTTAACTAATTTCTAATTATTTTTAAAATAGAACTGCGATAGATACTTTTACTTCACCACCACTTCCATTGTAGAAAGAAAGTCTGTCAAGTCCCCTACCGACTTCAAATTCAGTTTCTTGGTTTGCAAGTAAATAATCTTCAACATCAGCAACATCAGTAGAACTAGCTGGAGTTAAAAGAATTCTAACGCTGGCAACACCAGGATTTACTTTAAGAAGTTTTTCTGTAGAAGCTACTTCACTTAAATCTAGTTCGCCAGTTTCAGTATCAGCGATAATCAATTCATATGTTTTAAAATTTCCAGTAATCATAATTACTCCTTTATTTCATTTTTAACAACTTTTTTCTTCCCTTGCCACTCGTTAGGATGATTATATCTTATGTGAGCAGTTAAACCAGCTTTTGATTTCGCTTCTGCTCCACAAAATTGACATTTAAATCCTAAAGTTTTTTCTTTAGCAACTTTAACTGCTTGTTTAGCTCTTTTACTTAATTCACCCTTGCCTTCAACGATAGAAAACTCCTTAGGAGACATTTTAATTAAAGATCGAGCCCATTTTAAAGGCATTTCTGATTGAAAATCTATAAAAACAGCTGATCGAGTTATCTCTCTTCTTTCTTTTTCTCCAGTATGAGGCTTAATTATTCTGATGACAACGGGGATTGATTCATTATTGATTGTTTTGCTTTTTACTAGGACTAAATCTTTCATATATTTATTTTTAACTGTTAATAACTATTTACTAATTCAGTATAACATCTAATCAAAAAGAGGACAAGTCAATGATTGGCTTCTAGCATAATTCTAAATTTCTCTGTCCAAAAGTTTCTATTGAAATTAGCCTTACCATTACATTTCCTACATAAAGTAATCAAATTAGATTCTATACTATTCTTTTTGTTGTAGTCAATGTGATGAATATGAAGAAATAGTTTTTCACTACATAATCGACAAGTATAATTATCTCTTTTCTTTATCTTTTCTTTTAATTCCTTATTGAATTCAGGTGAATAGGGTTCAAAAGATATACCGCCATTCCAATTAGGCGATAATTTACCATTTTTCCCATACATTGCATTATTTTTACCACTTGAATTTTGGCTTCTAATTCTTTTCATTTTCTTTGTGTTGTTTGCTTTAATCATTTTTGCTCGATATTCAGGTTCTTGCCATTTCTTTTTAAGAGATTCAGATACCTTTTTAATATGTGCTTTACTTTTTGGTTTGCCTTTGAGTGAATCAGATACAGCCTTTCTATATGCAGATGTTTTGCTAATTCGTAATATATCTTTCTTTCTTTTTTCAGCCCATTCTTTAT